ATTAGGTTTCCAGACCACGGTCAAAGAAATTGATTCTTTTGAGGGCAGCGAGTTTTTTAGCAGTCAATTCTTCGAGGAAAACGGAGTTTTAACATTTGTACCTAAGCGGTTTAGCAAATGCATTAAGAATTTGAGCGCCACTTCCGTCGAGAATCTCTCCGGCGCGCTCATATCCCACATGCAAAACTACTGTTGGGTAGATGAGAAATTTCGATTCTTCGAGAGAATGTTTGTTGAATTCACGAGCAAATACCCCGAATTGTTCGATTACAGTCAAATCATTCCGCAAAGGATGCTCCAGTACAAAGTACTCGGTGTGGAGAGTAGCTTCTCTAAGCTGAAGAAACCCAAAGGCGTGAAGGGTAAGGAAAACGCTGAGCAGAATTTGTTGTGTGGTTGTTGTGATCAGAACTAGAGTTCACATACGACCTTTCTAAGTCGTTAAACTGGAAATGTGCATTATATGTGGAAAGTCGGTTGGTTGTAAAAATAAAATTATGGCTTCTTTGATTGTTGATGCTATTCTGTATGTGGTTGACTTCATTAGCCAAGATATCGTCGCAGGTTCGGCAGTTCGTGCTGTCGACGAAACGGCGACTGAGGCTTTTGTCGCTGTCGCTAACAGTGTGGAAGGTAAAATTACGAGTGGAGCCACGGTTGCAGGAATCGGAGGAATTATTGCTAATGAAGCAGGTAACTCTGGTAAGACAATTATGGCTCCCTTTACTAATCATACTTTTCCTAGTATTATTAACGATGGAACTAACAACGTTGTGTATGAACCTGATGCGGCTCCCGTGAGAACGCAGGTGTACATGCCTTTTGAGAAATCAGTTGGCGCAAGAAACCCGTTGACGGGAGAGAATGCAGGAGGATACGCTGGCGTGTGGTTTAATCCATCTAAAAAAAAGAAGAATAAAAAATATTTGTAACTCGTAGTATAATGTAGGTAGGTAGGTGGCGTAAAATAAACTTAAAATGACTAAAAATAAGAATAAAAAGAGGGCAGCTGCTTTGCGTAATTTAACAACCAAAATAGCGCAAATGCAAGTTACCCCAAAAAAGAAAAAGAACAAAAAGAAGAAGAAGGCAACGAGTCCTATGGGACCTGTCGCAGCGATCAGCACGGCGCCAGTTGCTATTGGCAATTCGATAAAGGGAGCTAAAGCAGTTTCTCGCAACACGCCTAACGGATGTGTCGTTAGAGGACGAGACTTTATGTTTACCCCAGTCGGTACAGCCTCTATTACAACTTGGTGTATGGTAGGGGGTACTCCCCTGTCACCGGTAGCTTTTGGTGATTCCGTTGTCCGTGAATACATGCAAATGTACCAGAAATTTCGTTGGAAGCAGTGCACTGTTTATTACATCACATCTTCTCCGACGTCTTCGACTGGTGATATCATGTTTTACTACGGAAAAAACCGTGATAGTGTATTTCTAAACCAGACTTCCAGTTTTCTGTTGCCTTTTGTCATTTCGGATCCCAATACAGTTTTGGGTCCGCAATGGACGAATCACGCAGCTAAATTGGAAATTGAGAGCGCTTGGAAATCTACAGATTATGGTATGGCGGACTCACCTAATGATTACGCAGCGGGAGAGATTTTTCTCCTGTCTAAAACTTCAACTACTGATTCACCAGGTTACGTGTTGTTCGATTATGAAATTGAGTTTTCTGAAATTCAAATATCACCACGATTGCTAAACTTACCTCTACCACGTGCGCAATATACTAATGTTGCACTTACCACGAGTGGAGCTAAAACTGCAGGAGGCGTTATGGATTTTGTTACCGGAAGCGGCACTCTTCTTAGTGGAGCTGGCGGGGCCGTTCCCTCTGGAGCCCTGATTGGAGACGTCTACAAAATCATTTTCGATATTACCAATTCCACATTTACTACTGGAACAGCATCAAATCTGTTGCAACTAGTTAGTGGAAATGGCAACACGCAAAACTTAGTTATGTCAGATGGCTTGACTCTTTACGGTGTTTGGGATCAGTCAGGAGCTCTTGGTCTGTACGCTTCAGCAGCAGCAGCGTATGCTACGTCGAGTACACTCCAATCTCAGACTAACCAAACGCCAAATATCAACATCCAGGTGTGGATGAGCTTGGTTGGGTCTATCTCGTCCCTTGGGCTCAAACCAAACTATTAAATATACATTGTGTAGAATACACTTTAAAAATTCTTGTCCTTCTCAATGTGAAGGTCGCTTAGCACGTGCGGATAAACGTGCTTTGGGGTCACCATAAAAATGACGGCATAAAGCTACCTCAAATAATAGGTGTGAAAGGGGCCAAAAGGTAC